TCAAATTCTAAAGTAGAAATATTTGATTATTATTATGATAATTATGGAAATGTTTTAACTGACATTTGTTGGACCAGTGGAACGGTTAATCCTAAACTGTGGGGTGAAGATAAACCTAAAAAGAAAATTAAATAACATGGGAAAACATTATCTTCTCAATTTATATGGATGTTCTTTTGTCCTTTTGGATAATGAGAATTGCCTTATAGATTTGTTGGAAAGCGCAGCAGTGGCAAGTGGAGCCACTGTAATCCAAACTATTTCAAAAAAGTTTGAACCACAAGGAGTTACAGTAATTTGTTTGCTGTCAGAAAGCCATATCAGTATTCATACTTGGCCTGAGGAAGGTAAGGCAGCAGTAGATGTCTATACCTGTGGAGATTGTAACCCTAAGATAGGATGTGATATGATCATCCACCAACTATATGCTCAAGATCATACTTTAAGTTATATCGAGAGATAACTAAATACACTATATCTGGAGATTATATATGCTTTCTACTGCTTATAGATTGCGTCTTGAGGAAATTTGTAATAGAATTGTAAGGCAAGAAGAAGTAAGTTTAGAAGATATTATCTGGGCAGAAAAACTTGCTAAAGCAAATAGATCTGCAGCAACAATTTTAAGACAAGCAAGAAGACGTTCATCCAATCCTGATATGCAGGAAGGTAGTATGGATGATTTTTTGAATCAACTTGATTTAGGAGATCCAGATCCATCAAACCACAGAGGTAGATTTGATGGTGTTGATGACATCATAGATTTTTTCACTGGTGACAAACCAGATGACTGGAGACAAAGAGATTGAAACTGTATCAGATTTTACAAAAGTATTCTTATACATAAAACACGTTCATTTGCTATTTGCAAATAGCAAACGGAAGTAGGGATACCGAAGGAACGCACTTTTACAACCTAGTAAAGGAGCAAATCCAATGACAACAGCAACCTATCGTGGAGTTAAATATAATGTTGAAGAACGTAAATTGAATGTTCTTCAGTTAATTAAAGATCAAATTGAAAAGGGACAAAGACTTAAGGAAGCACAACTTGCATCAATTAAATAATTCAAGGGGGGATTGACTTTCCCCCTTTTTTTGTCTATAATTGTCTGAGAGTACTAGTTTTCATGGACATTGAAAAAGTAAAATTAATTGTAAAAAACATGGAATCTCTAGTTCGTATTTTGAAAGAAGAACTAGAAGAACCACAAATTTTAGAAGAGAATGGAGTCATAACTCCAATAGAAGAAGATTATGATGAGGTGTATTGATGAAGCCTAGAGACACCATAAGACTTTCTAAGGTTGCCTTGAAGCAACCTTGGTTGTATGATGAGAAAGAATTAAAGTACATGAGGAAGGTAAAAAAACTTGCTCAAAAACAATTGCTTTTTAAGCACATGAAAGGAGAGATAGATGAACTCGAAAGTTAAACTAATTTCAGTTACTCCAGATGCAGAAAAGACAATGGCATATGTTGCTAGAGTCTCTAACCCTAGCAATCAAGATAACCAAAACTATGCCAAGTTGCTTGCTTATTGTATTAAGCATAATCATTGGTCTGTATTTGAACAGTCTCATATGACCCTTGAGATTGAAACTAATCGTGGTATTGCAGCACAAATTTTGCGACATAGGAGTTTCACATTTCAGGAATTTTCTCAAAGGTATGCAGACACAAATCTCCTAACAGAATATATTCCTGTCCCAGACCTTAGAAGACAAGATACAAAAAATCGTCAGAACTCTACTGATGATCTTGGTGACTATGTAAAACTTAAATTTCAATCTGAAATTGCTGAGCATTTTGCTGCTGCTAATAATCTTTACAAAAGAATGATTGATGCAGGAGTAGCAAAGGAATGTGCAAGGTTTGTTCTTCCTTTGGCAACACCTACAAGGATCTATATGACTGGCTCATGCAGGTCATGGATCCATTACATTGACCTTCGCTCTGCACATGGAACTCAAAAGGAACATATGGAAATTGCTGAAGCAGCTAAATGTGTTTTTATTTGTAAATTTCCTGCTGTTGCAGAAGCACTTGGATGGATTCCAGAAAATTGCCCTGAATGTGTAGATGCTCCATCCATTACCATTGAATAAATACCCATATAATATGAATTAATCTATGGCAATTTATCCTATTATCCATAAAGAAACTGGAGAAAAAAAAGTTATTGAAATGAGTGTTCATGAAATAACTCAATGGTATGAAGATAATCCTGAATGGCGAAGAGATTGGTCAGAAGGATGTGCAAGTCCTGGAGAGACTGGTGATTGGAGAAACAAACTAATCAGCAAAAATCCAGGATGGAATGATGTACTTCATAAGGCAAGCAAAACTCCAGGTTCCCGTGTAAAGAAACTCTAATGGCAAGAAAAAGAAGAAACAATGATTTGCAGCCAATTGGAATTGGTATGACTGCAAAGCAAATGAAAAGAAGAAAGCCTATCAGTACAGATCTTTTACTTGATATTACTCCTGCAACAAATAATCAAGGAAAGCTGTTTGATGCTTATAATTCAGATAAACATCTTTTTGTTTATGGATGTGCTGGTACAGGAAAGACATTCTGTGCTCTTTACTTAGCACTTAAAGATGTTCTAAGTGAGATAACTCCATATCAAAAGATTGTAATTGTAAGATCTCTTGTTGCCACCAGAGAGATTGGATTCCTCCCTGGTGATCATGATGATAAATCTGCACTTTACCAGATCCCATATAAGAATATGGTGAAGTATATGTTTGAGATGCCAGATGATGCTTCATTTGAAATGCTTTATGGTAATCTTAAGCAACAGGAAACTATCACTTTCTGGAGCACTTCTTTCATCAGAGGTACTACTTTAGATAATTCAATCATCATTGTTGATGAGGCACAAAACTTGAACTTCCATGAACTTGATAGTATAATTACAAGGGTTGGTGACAATTCAAGAATTCTATTCTGTGGTGATGCAACTCAGACTGATCTCACTAAAACTAATGAAAGGAATGGTATTCTAGATTTTATGAAGATCATTCAAAGAATGCCTGAATTTGAATCCATTGAATTTGGTGTTGAGGATATTGTTAGATCTGGTCTTGTTAAGTCTTATATTGTCAATAAAATAGCAGCAGGATTTTAATGTTTAATCATTGTAATGTAAGTCTCCCTAATCTTGAAAGGGAGACTATTGATGGGGTGAGATACTACAAAATCCCTGATGAAAATGAACTTCTAAGGTTTGTTTCCATTACTTCTGTTACTAGTCATCATAACAAACACATTTTCGAAAACTGGAGAAAGAAAGTTGGAGAAGAGGAAGCAAATAGAGTTAACAAATTAGCAACTAGTAGAGGAACAGATCTTCATACATTAGTTGAAAAACATCTATTGAATGAAACTAATCTTCCTGATGTTCAATTAATTTCTAAGCATTTATTTAAAATTATCAAACCAGAAATTGATAAGATAAATAATATTTACGCATTAGAAAGTTCTCTCTATAGTAAAGTTCTTGGAATAGCTGGCACAGTTGATTGTATAGCTGAGTACAATGGAGAACTTTCAGTAATTGACTTTAAAACTTCAAAAAAAGAAAAGCCTAAAGATTGGATTGAGCATTACTTTGTTCAGGCAGCAGCATATGCTTGCATGTTCTATGAACTCACTGGAATCTCAGTTAAAAAATTAGTAATCTTAATGGCATGTGAAGATGGAAGTTGTGTGGTTTATGAAGAGTATGATAAAATGAAGTACATTAAACTATTGTCATCTTACATTAAGGATTTTATAAACTCAAAATTAAAAGAATATGGAAAATAAACTAGAGTCTCTATTGGAATCAAAGTTTTTGTGTCAATCAAAATTTTCTAAAATCATAGAAGAACTTGTCAAAATAAATGATGACATGAATTATATTGATGCCATTGTATATTATTGTGAACAAAATAATATAGAGGTTGATTCTGTCAGTAAACTTATTAGCAAACCTTTAAAGGAAAAACTTAAATGTGATGCTATTAATTTAAACTTTTTGAAACGTACATCTAGAGCAAAACTTTTGATATGACGCCTTTTGATGCATATAAAACTTACCTGGCACTGAAAAATCATTTTACTAAACCAAATTATGATTATATTAAATATGCAGGTAAAACTAGAGCATCAATAGAATCATTTAATAAAAGAAAAGATAAGTATTGGTATGAAAAACTTGCTCGTCAGAAGAGTGATGAGCAAGTTAAAAACTTTTTTATTGCTAATTTTGTAGAAGCAGATGACCCCTCTGTATTGTGGATAGGAAATATCATTAGGGGTGGTGAAGTTTATTATAAAGAGTGGGAGAAGAGGCAACAAAGTTTAAAGTATATTTTTAAGCAGCAATCAGAAGAAATGTTTTCTGAGTATACTTTAATGCAGTTATTTGATTCCTCAAGACAACATCCACCTCTACTAAAAAAATTCCTGAGCGGGAAAATTAGTATAGAAACACTAGTGATTTATGATAAAATTTTCCTGTTTGGGAATAATTTTGATAGAAAACTTTTAGACCCAGTGTGGGAAGTAGTATCTTTAAAAATTAAAAAATATTCTCCATTTCTAAATATTGATGTTAAAGATTATAAAAAAATTTTGAAGGAAATTGTTTGAGGAAACTAAAATGTCATTCTTCGATTCAGAAATAGTTCAAAAAGAATTAGATGATATTTATGAGATGCAATCTAAAATGGGTAGGGAGATTTCTCGTTTTCCATTTATGTCAAATGAAGAGAAATCATCTCACATGGAAATCCTTTCCAACCTATTAGAAAAACAGCAACTGCTTTATACTAGGCTTAGTTTATCTGATGATCCTAAAGCAATTCAAATGAAAAAACAAATTCAAGAATCTTCTAAACTGTTGGGATTTGGAAATTCAGATATCCATGCAATTTTCAAGAGCATGAAAATGACAATAGCAAATCTCAAGTCTGGGATTGACAAATGACCCCAGACCCTGTACCATGTATAGGTGGTACTCAATCCATTAAATCCAATTAATCCGAGGTAATCCAATGTCCTTTTCTGAACTTAAGAAAAAATCTTCTCTTGGTTCACTCACTTCTAAACTTCTGAATGAAGTTGAGAAGATGAACACTTCAGGTGGTGGTTCTGATGAACGTATCTGGAAACCTGAAGTTGATAAAGCAGGTAATGGTTTTGCTGTTATTCGCTTTCTTCCTGCTCCTGAGGGTGAAGAACTCCCTTGGGCAAAGGTATACACCCATGCTTTCCAAGGTACTGGTGGTTGGTTGATCGATAATTGTCTGACTACTATTAACCAGTCCTGCCCAGTGTGTGAAGCAAACCGTGAGTTGTGGAATACTGGCAGCAAATCAAATCAGGAAATTGTTCGTCAGCGTAAACGCAAACTTTCTTACTACTCTAACATCTATGTTGTGAGTGATAAGGCACACCCAGAGAATGAGGGTAAGGTGTTCCTCTTCAAGTATGGTAAGAAGATCTTTGATAAGATTTCTGCAGCAATGCAACCTGAGTTTGATGATGAAACTCCTATTGATCCTTTTGACTTCTGGCAAGGTGCAAACTTCAAAGTGAAGATCACTAAGAAGGATGGTTATTGGAACTATGATAAATCTGAGTTTGATTCTCCATCAACTCTGGGAGACTTTGATGATGATGTTCTTGAGGCAATTTGGAAAAAGGCATATTCCCTTGAGGAGTTTGTCAAACCAGATTCATTCAAATCCTATGAGCAACTTGATACTCGTCTCAAGGCAGTTCTTGGTAAGAAGCCTGTGAAGCAAGATGAATCTTATGATGATGAAGATGATAATCGTGGTTCAGTTGAAGAAGAACTTGTAACTGCAAAGACTTCTTCTAGGTCTATTTCATCTGATGAGGATGAAGATGATACTCTAAGTTATTTCCAAAGACTTGCTGAGGAATGATTACCTGGGGGAGAGAACTCTTAAGTTCTCTCCTTTTTTAGTGTTATCATCAACATACTGGGATGAGAATCCATAAGACATAATTGTTCTCATATCATCAAGGGCAGTTTGCAGATATCTATTCCTTAAAACATAGATATTTCTTTTTTTATCATTCTGTTTGATCTCATACTCATAAGTACTGATAGATCTTACTGGGGTGTTTGTAATAGTTTGATTTAAATTTTGATCAAAGTAAGTTACTGAAAAACTTTGATCAACAATTTTACCTGCAGGAATTATTAATTTACCTCTTGAATCATAAACTACTGTACTTTCATAATGGTGAACACTATCAAGTTCATCTTGACTATATTTTCTGTAAATATATTCTGAAAATTCACCATCTGATAATGGCCACTCAGTCCTTACATTAATTATATTATTGGAAACAAGAATCACCCAATCATACTCAGGACTTCCATAAATTTTTTCTGATACTTGTTCTGGTCTTTCTTCACCAATGATTTTATATTTTGTAAATATATTAATATTTTGGAAGAAGTCTTCACGAATTTTTGCTCTACGAAAAAGATTCTTGACTCTCACATAATCATAAGAAGAGTTTCTATTTGGTTGTTGAGACTGATAAAGTAAGTCTGATACTTCTCTGAAATAAGTCATAGTGCATTACCTGGAATATTTGGTGTTGTAGATCCAGCTTGTCTTAATGCTGCTTCCCTTTGAGCATTTAATCTGGCTTGTGTTGGGTTTTGCCCTAGATCAGGTTGATTAGAATTATCTTCAGCACTATTAACTTTGATTCCATAATCAGAATTAAATACACTTGGTCCAATAACCACATTATCATCATCTAAATCAAATTCATCACTGAACACTGGAGTTAGTTCACTGAATCCCATTTGGATTGTAATTGAAATTGGTTGAGAACCTCCAGCAGCAGCATCTTTGTATGCAGCATAAAATCCATCAGCAGTGTAATTAGCATTAAATGAAACCAAAGCACAAGTTTTAATTCTACCTATACTGTTTAATTGATTATTTCCTGACTTAAAATTAATTTGAAATACATTTGGTGTTCCTAAGAAGAAACTTAATTCTGGATTTGTTGACCTTCTTGGTGCCATTCCCTTCTTAAAGAATTGAATAATACCTCTTATTGCTTTTGCTTCATCTGTGCTTCTTGGAGTCATTTTAAATGAAAATCCAAACTGCCTTAATTTTGGTCCACTGAAAAGCAATTCCATATTTGGATTGATTGCTGATCCAGTTGCTCTTGTTATGTATGCTTCTGGATTTACATTTATATTAAACTTCTTGAGGATTGATGCAGCAATAGATGATTGCATATATTGCTTGAATCTTGTTTTACCATTCATTGCAGATTTTATTGCAGATTCTGCAGATGTTGTTAGTGCTGATAGATCACCTTCAGTAACTCCAGCAACTCCACCTATCAATCCAGGCATAACACTTGCTGCAAAGTTTCCTAAACTATCTTCCCCCCACCCAACAGAATTACTTTCTGAAATATCATTTGGCATTGGGAGAGTTACATTCCCAATTATTTTTTCTTTTGAGTTTCTGCTTTCATTAAATCTAGACTCTCCACTGATTACAGAATCTGTATTTGTTTCTCCAGATACATTAAGTCCAGGAACATATTGTATTTGAGTGATAATTATTCTATCTTGAAGATCACTCATATCCACTGGATATTTTAATTTCCAAAGACTATATTTTTCCTTTTCTTTTTTATCTACAAATTCTCCAGTCAAATCTTTAAATAAACTTGAGTCAAAATTTGATGCTGGTGGAGTTCCACCACCAGCATCCCCAGTTTCTTGTGGACCATTTTCTGGGTTTTTTGGTGCTGGTGGAGGTGTAGGTGCTGGTTGAGTCTTTTCAATGTTTGCCCAACGAGTTTCTTTTTGTAGTTGATCTCTCAATAAATTTCCATTCAATCCAGCTGCTTCTAGAGCACTCTTTCTTTCAAAATATGAAAAATTGTCTTGAAGTTCTGGAACAAGTTCTCCATTTGCATAACGATCCCTAGCAAATCCAGCAGGACTATCTGTGGTAATGGTAAATAGGGGTTTTCCATTACCATAAAGATCTTTCTCATACAACCATTTTTGTTGAGTGGTTGGATTTACAACTACTTGAAAATCTTTCCCCTTTATCTTTATATTTTTACCCCAAACATCACCATTACCATCTTTAGATCTTCCTAAATTTTGATATCCTGGTGGTATAGTTGCTGCCATTTATTTACCCCAAACTTTAGTTGAAGGAATAGGTATTTCTACCCCACCCAAGTCCCTTACAAATTCTTCTACTGGAAGTAGAGACATAGTTTGCCATTCTTTCTGTGCCAAAATAAGATAAGGACTTCTTACCTCTGATAATAAGTATTTATGTGCACCTTTAGTAAACTTTGGAATTCTATCTTCTGCTAAACTCATAGCAATTCCCATACGTTCTTCTGGTGTATAGTAGTGTAGATTTACTCCAAAGAAAGATTTACCATCTATTTCTAAAACAAATACTAAAGGATGTTTGTCATAGTATGGAAGATCTCTTCTCCACTTTGCTTTATAATCATAGTACATTAGATTATACAATCTTGGAAATGAGGTTACCATATTGAAATCACGATCAAGTTCATCTCCAACTTCATCAGATCTTTCATCTGTGACGATATTTTTGGGAGCAGAATTTTTCAATTGAGTTCTATACCATTCTCTTGATTGTTTCCTTCCACCAGTTTTTTCTTGTATCTGTTCAAAGATAGTTTTATATGCCAAGATTATCCTCCGTTAATACTTGAAATTCCCATCTTCTATCTTCACAAAATTCTTTTGCAGCTTTCCACTTAGCTTGATTTTTAGCATACTCTTTGACTTCATACATTTGTTTTTGAGTCATTCTCTTCTTTAGGTCAGGACCATTCACTTGTCTCTTTGGTTTAATTTCAATTAAACTTTCCTTTATCATTCCAGAAGAGTTTTTATATTTGATAAAAAAGTCAGGAAAATATCTATGAACTCTATTGTCTAATGGGGAAACATAAGGAACCCATATTTCTTCAGAAGACCACTTTAAAATATTTTCATTTGTGTCACAATATACCATAAACTTTCTTTCCCACAGA